TATAGCGTACACTATATGCACTATACCCCCCAGGCTTTTACTGTGGAAGTTTATGCTTTGAACCGATGGATAATTTTATTATATATATAATCTTACGACTCGGTCACGGTATTTACGGCACTTTAAACGGTTGGTACGGTTGCCCATCAAATGTACACCTTTACCTACATATTTTAATAAGTTTTAAGTAACTTTAAAATACTTTACAATCATCCTGGTATATTCCAGATGACTTATCACAATCCAAGTTAATAACTGTGATATTTAATTGTAATACGTTTCTCAAAACCGTAGAAAAACGCATTTGCGCGTAAATTTTGAGATTTTCATAATTTTGCCCCTTATGAAACTTATTCCAGCACTTATACACTACCAACATATTTCTCTTCAAGAGATCTCTTTGGCTCTGTATTCGTATTGTATTGAATTATTTATTTAGTTTTCGGTCTAAGACAAGTCTTTAGTGACAAAACCGAAATTCGATGCCCCTTATACCTTTCATTAACGATTAATAGAAGTCTATGTATTCGACATAGTCCTTTATTATAGTTGTGGAAAACATCGCTGAAAGTGAATAGATATTACTGATGATGCTTATGGTTTAATAACCGGATAATCATGATGTAATTGCAGAACTATTCCCCTTAATGACCCACCCTCCCCCAGTAGGGTTGCTAAATTAAGTGCGTACTGTAAAGTAAAACTATTGTGAAGTACCTCATATGTTGCTCAAGGCTGAAATACGCTGCGGAACATTACGTTCCAATCCCTTTGTTTAGGGACTTGATAACAACCGTTGAATATGAATCAATGGCGATACCCACAAATATAAAAGAAGAGATTTCATCTCATTCATTTCATTTTGTTGTATTGTATAGTCTCCTTGTGAGTTGACTCTAACAGAACTCTCAAACTTTCTTCAAAATGTTCAAAAATCAAAAAGATAACCGAACATTTACGACTGGTGAACAAAATTCCTCAAGCTCTGACGATGAACTCGTCAACGAGTGTTTTGCCCTTGCTATTATGCGAGGTTCTCAACAGGCAAAGAAGAACCGCCTGCGGCGTGAACGTCGCAAACAACTGAAGATGCAGGCCGCAATGTCTGCTCCTCTACCTCCTTTTGAGGGGGAACCTATCGAACCCGGAACGAAATTCGTAACGTCCTTTGAAAACGGTAAGACCATTGAACAAACAATTGCTGATATGGACTCCATTCATTTGGCTCAAGCTGATGAAGCCCGCGAACGATATTGTCAATTTACGGAAGAACAACTCCTTAAAGCTCAACAACACCAAACGAACGCTGACCTCCTAGAACAGGCAATTGCGATTCGTGCTCGATTACGAAAACCCAAAAGTATTGTAACCGATTACGAACGTCGCATCCTAGAATCGGCTAAACGACGTGATCTTTTACAAGATTACAAAGAATGGATGACGTGTTTTAAGTGGGATAATCCTACTGATTTTGGTAATCCCCTTGAAAACCCCCGAATTATTGGTAAGGAAGCTATAGATCGTATTAATGGTCTTTTGAATTCTGGTAAATCATGTGATGATATTTTTCAATATTGTCGCTCTTTTGTTACCCAACGAGGACGTGATGACCCTGAACCCGACTATCCTTATCAATGGCCAGACGGATCCCTCGTTTTAGGACCAGGTGTGAAGAACGCTAAAAATCGGAAAACTATTAATGGAAACATGCATATCAATATTGATTTTAATGTGAAACATTCCTTTGATTTTGAAGCTCTTTTGAATCAGGTAAAGAATAATCTCTTTCCTGATGCTAAATTGCCAATTGATGGTATTGTTGGCGTTGTTGCTCAACTTTACATCATTTATCAAAGTTTGAATCGCCCAGATATTGTTATGTGTGCGCTTACAACTATTGCTGCTTTGTGTGGCTTTGCTTCGAAAGGAGCATTGTTGTTGGCTTCTATTATTGGTAAGGCAGTCGAATGCCTTAAGAACCCCCCTAAAATGCATGCCGGATCTGAAGATGAAGTTTTAGAAATGAACGCATCTGGTGTGTTCGATTTCTTGCCTTATATTGGAGGCCTTGTGAGTGTAGTGCTCACTGGCTTTCTCTTACATAAATTGCCCGGAAAAGGATCAATTGATGAATTAATGGCTAGGATGCGTAATCTCCCAAAAACCGTTGAGTCGACTACTCAAATTGGAGAATATGGTACGAAATGGTCAGAAACTATTTTGGATGGAATCCGTTCTAATGTTCTCGGACATAATTTTAAACGCCTCGATATTTGGGGTGGAATTAAAGAATGGGAAACGGAAGTTCGCGATATGACTCGGCTCTCGTCATCTGTCGAAATTAAAACCTCAGCTAGTGCTCAAGCGCGTGCAGATTCTCTTTATCAGAGAGGATTAGTTATCGCCCGTGAATTGGATAATCTTAGGATCCCCGGAAATGCTCAATCGAGCTTTCGTACACATTTGATGGCGGCAATGGAAATTCATAAGAAGGCCCATTGTTCTGGTGCTGGTTATTCAATGCCTCGTAAAGAGCCCTTAGTCGCCCAATTTTTCGGACCTTCTGGAGTTGGGAAATCAGCTCTAGTCAACATGTTGTGTGCTGATGTTTTACGATCAGATGGAATGACTAATTCCTCACAAATTCGCGATGCTCAGTACTCTCGTAAAGTTGGACAAGAATTTTGGGATGGTTTTACTTCAAATCATAAAGTTGTGATTTATGATGATTTCGGACAATTGAAAGATTCTGCGCAAAAACCAAATGAAGAATTCTTGGAACTTATTCATGCTTGTAACACAGCACCCTATGCCGTTCACATGGCTAATCTGGGAGATAAGGCTTCAACTTTTTTTCAAGCAAACTTGATTTTGCTGACCTCTAATCAAGACACCTGGAACGTTCGTTCGTTGACTCATCCCGAGGCAATTGAACGTCGGCTGGAATTGCGTATTGCTGTTTCAGTAAAAGAAGAATTCGGGTATCCAGCAATGGAGAATGGTGTTCGCGTTACACGACTCGATCGCTCTAAAATAAACCTTAATGATAAGGTTAATTTTTCTTTTTTGGATGCTTACAATTTTGACATTGTTGACCCCACGGATCTTGAATCTCCCCCCCAGAAATTTGCCCATAGAGGACTCCATTATGATCAAATGATCAAGATTCTTCTTACTCAGTATCATGTCAAGAAAGCTCATGGTGCCAAACTCATTGAGACAATGGATGCATATGCGTCTCGTCCTATGAATAATGAGTCGTATGCTCATTTGTATGGTAACATGACCACTTATGATCCGAGTTATGGAAGTGGAGAGTCCTTTGCCACGGACCCAAAACAAGTATTTCACGTTGGAACCCCTGAACAAGCTGTTGCTGCCATGAAGAATGCTATGGATCAAGCCAAGAAGCAAAAAGGTTATCATTACTTTGCTGCTGATTGGTTCCGTAATTTACTTGGACGCCAATCCTATAGTAATTGCGTGCATTTAACGTGGAAAGAACTTTTCTTCTATCCGTCTCGACATATTGATCGCAAAATTAAAGTTGAAAGCAATTTACCATCAACTTCGACCGCTGAACAACAGTATTTGACTACATCTGAGGTTATTCAAAACCTTGTTGAGATTTGTGCTGTTCCGATGCATGCCCGAAATAGTCAGTGGATTAAGGATCTGTGGAATTCAAAATGTTTCACTATCTATTATGAGAATGACTTCCAATATGCTGAAAAGTTGGATAATATGGCGTTTTGTCGTCATTTTGCCTTATTTCCTTCACCGGAAATTAAAGCTCATCCCATTTTGGCGCGACTTGACTCTGAAGCTTTATTTGAATGTTTGATGTGGCTTTGTGCTCATCAATGCACCCCTGAATTTCAGACCCGGAACCGTGAACCTGAAGATATTTATTTAACGGCTCAGGCATGTCAATGTTCGAATTTCGCAAATACGTGGAAACCGGATGTTGGTGTTGCTTCGGAAGCAGCTTTCCAGCGTTTTCTCCAAGATGCTGAGGAAGAACAACGACGACAACTCGGAATTACAACTGAAGATTATAAAACTGCTGGTTTTATGATAATGATTATGGGAGCCGTCATGATGGTGATTGCTGGTTTCTTCTTTGTCAAGCTCATTAAGCGTATTCTTACGTTTATTCGTGATCTCTTTTCTTCGGAGAAGAAGGAAGATGAAAAGAAACCTAGTCACGTTATTTCTGGTGATTTAGAACATTATGCGGCTGAATTGAACGGAAAGAAGAAACTCCTACGACCAATGGTAACAACAAAAGCTATGGAAAAGAAGGAACTCCGGACCGAAATTGAGGGAACTCTTACAACTGTTATCGATCAGAATTCGGCTACATTAGTTGGCAAAATTTTGTTTGGTAATATGTACAAAATTGAATGTCCTCACATGGATGAAGAAGGAAATCTTGTCTGGATTCATACAAATAACCTTATGTTTGTAAAAGGACGTATTGCGGTCACTAACCGTCATTTTTTGGTTTTTTGTATGGAGAAGGAATTTGGTATGCTGCGTTTGCGTAGCAATACTTGTCAAGATGGAATGATTTTCCATGTCAGTGACCTTCAGTTTACATTTCCCCCTCAGGAAGCTGAAGATGATCTTGGACTCGTTGCATTTCCACGTACAATCCGCCAGCACGCTGATTTGACGGCTCATTTGTCGTTAGAAAAGGATCTTGATTCTCTTTCAGAGATTAAGAAAATGTTGGTTGTAGGTTATTTGCCGACTGATCGGATCATGAATATGGTACATACCACTATGAATGCTCGAGGTATTGATGTGACTATGATTACTCCTAAGCCAGGAACTCTTGTGAATGAGCAAATTCGCACTCGTGTGCGATATTCTTACCCTATCGAATCCGCTTATGGTGAGTGTGGTGCTATCGCTCTTTCGAGTGAACCACATCATGTTAGGAAAATTATTGGTTTGCATTGCGCAGGATCAACAAACCCGCAAGCATGCGGATTTTCTGTTCCTTTGACCCTTGAACGTTTTAATCATCTCGTTTCCTATTTGAAATTGGATCTTGATAGTGAAATGTCACCCGTCCCTTTTGTTCATAAGGAACCTGAATTCGAGTTTCGCACTTGTAGTGCCTCTCCTTTTTTTGAAAAAGGAGTAGAGCGTGCGCGAGTATTCGAGGCTGGATGTGAGTTTGCGACGGTTCATTTGAAGAGTGAAGTTATGGGCAGAAATTTTTCGCCTTGTGGCATTGTAACGGATGGCGTTACTGCTCCTGGCAAATCTGATTTCATGCCCTCACCTATTCATGGACTGATTACTGAACCGACCACAGCTCCCGCTAAGTTGAGACCTTTTACCAATCCCAAAGGCGAACGAGTTAATCCCGAAATTTTGGCCCGAAAGAAAGCTGACATGCCAACTATGTCAGTTGGAAAGAATGTTCTAGCAATGTGTGTTGATGATGTTGAACAGATGATTGAAGAATTTGATACAACTGAGAATTACAAACAGGTATTTTCTCATCAAGTCGCTATCGAAGGTATTCCTGGTGATGAATTTGTTGCTCCACTTAACCGTAAATCCTCTCCTGGTTATCCATGGCAGAAGAAAAATGTTAATATGTTGGGTGCTCCTATGAAAGGAAAGCATAAATGGTTATCTATTAATGGCGATCCCGAGCAAGGCTATTGTTTCGATAATGCCGAACTTCTTAGTGAGTGTACTAAACGCATACATGCTGGTGAATGTGGTGAACGTTATCCCACAACGTGGGTTGATACTCTTAAGGATGAAAGACGACCTCTGGACCGTGTTTATGCTGGAAAGACTCGTCAATTCAACGTGGGACCTATTGATTTTAACGTCGTTTTTCGACGTTTTTTCTTAGGTTTTATCGCTATGATGATGTCTCATCGAATTGACCTCGAATCTTGTGTTGGTGTTAATCCCTATTCTAAAGATTGGGATCGCGTCAAGCATAAGGTTACATCGCGTGGAAAGAAAATAATTGCTGGAGATTTCAGTAACTTTGATGGAACTTTGAATGCCGAAATTCTGTGGGCCATTTGTGATCTCATTAATAATTGGTATGATGATGGAGAGGATAATGCTAGTGTGCGTATTTCTCTATGGAGTGAAATAGTTCACTCAATTCATCAATCCGGTGGAAATGTTTACACATGGAATCACTCGCAACCTTCTGGAAACCCTGCTACTGTGATTATCAATTCGCTGTATAATTCGATTGCTGTGCGAATGGCATACGTTTATGCAGCTGACCATGCTGGAAAAACTGAATACATTGCAATGACCGAATTCAATAAACACGTTTCTCAATGTAATTACGGCGATGATAATCTCATCAATTTTTCGGACGAAATTAGTGACTGGTTTAACATGGACACAATTGTTTTTGCCTTCACTCGACTCGGAATGACGTACACGGATGAAGAGAAATCTGTCGGAGGAGATAAATGGCGTACGATCCAAGATGTATCCTTCCTCAAAAGGAAGTTCCGCTGGGATGCAACCCAAAATCGCAACCGAGCACCGCTTTCTTTGAAAACTGTTCTCGAAATGGCAATGTGGGTGCGTGGTAAGAACGACCACCACCAATTAACGCATGATACAATGCAGATGGCAGTTTACGAACTCTCTCAGCACCACCGTGAGGTATTTGAAGAGTGGGTCCCGATTTTTAAACAAGCGGCAAAAGATGCCGATCTCAATCCCTTCCCTAGGTTTGAGAGTTATGATACTTATCAGCGCCTTGACGGTGCTAAGTATTTGGGAATGTCGTTCCTCTGCCCGTATATTGGCACGGAGGAACCCGGGGATGGCTCCCCTCACTTGGTGTTAAAAGCTACCGAATAAACACAATGAATTTCACAACTAAGAATTCGGCGGTTGCTAGCCAAGAGGGAAACCTAAAGGCAACACGTGGAGCTTCAAGAACTCCACAACTTTTATCTGAAGTGCTTTTGACACTCAACTCTAAGCGACTTCGCCCAGTAGTACACTTTACTTCCACTGTTTCAGCGGTAGAGGGCTCAGGTGAAGTACGAAGAAGCGAGAATCAGGAAATCTATGGATACCTTACCTCAGACGATTTACCCATGCCTGGCATGATTGATCCAAACCTCAATAGTGCTGTGCATGGCGCCGATGCAGAAACGACGATTGATAAGGAGGAAATTGTCACTTTTACGAGTGATGGTATTACTTCTCATGAAACTAATGTCATGGCCTTATCACAGAATTCGAAATTTTCTAGAACCGGACGAGAAGGACGTGATCATACGGTTATTAATTTCCTGGAACGACCGTACATCCTACAAAATTTTACATGGGAGCAAACCACTACACCAGGTGGTATTCCTATCGCAGCTTTCAACTTCCCAGAAGATTTGTTTGCGATACCAGCTATCCGTGATAAATTAGTGGGGTTTACTTACTTTCGGGGAAACATGGAAGTTCGTTTGCAATTGAATGCTCAACCTTTCCAGCAAGGTCGTCTTGTTATGATCTTTGTCCCATACGGACAGGAAATTGTCGAGCAAGGCACTCTGTTTACCCTTACAGGTATTACCGGATTCGACCGGACAGAGATTGATATTGCAGATGCACAAGAAGTTAGTATGACCGTACCATATGTTTCTCCTTATCCAATGATCGACCTCACGACCAAACCTTGGAATGTAGGCACTTTCCTCGTTTATGTTTATGGACAAACCCGAGGAGGTGATGAAAATATTACGATTACTGCCTGGGCTCGTTTCCAGGATGTAGAAGTGAAAGTTCCAACAGGAGCAGCTCTTTACCCACTTGCGCCTCGTACTGCACTATACAAAGACCCAAATGTCTTATATGGTGAGATGCACAGCGCAGCTGATGTTACTATGGGTACCATCATGAAGAGTTCTGGAGGCATGCTTAACCCTAAGCTCAATACTGAGATTAAGGCAGCTTCCAGTGGGACAGTCACAAAAATTGCCGCAGCCACTTCTGGTTTGGCTATGGCAGCAGCGACGATACCAGTACTCACACCGCTTGCGGCACCAATTGCTTTAGTAGCTGGTGCTGTAGCAGGACTCGGATCTCTTTTTGGGTGGTCTAAACCCAATACGGAAAAAGTCCCTGAACCAATGGTTATTCAACCTGGCAAATACCTTACCAATTACGATGGCAATGATGTCTCACGTAATCTTGGTTTGTCAGCGAAGAATTCTATTGGTTGTGAACCATTATTCGGTACTTCTGTGGATGAAATGAGTATCAAGTATATCACTTCACGTCCCAATTATATTGAGACGTTTCCGTGGACAACTGCTGATGCTCAGGGTAAGTTACTTTATTCGACTCCGGTCGTACCAAACTCGCCCATAACACCAATTCCGATTACTGGCCAAACAGAAACTGGATTTCAGATGACTCACTTGTCATACACGTGTATGGCATTTAATTACTGGCGTGGATCAATCAGGTATATTTTTAAGTTTGTTAAAACACCATATCATTCTGGTCGAATTCGTTGGACATACACCCCCAAAGGTGCTCTTCCCAGCGGTTTACCCAAGACTATCGACTTAGCTCGGTCGTATACCGATGTAGTCGATATTGGTGGAAAAACAGATTTTGAGGTTACGATCCCGTTAGTATATGAACTTCCATGGGTGTTGAATGGAATGAACCCCCTCCATCTAGGGGAAATTCCTGGTATTTTGACTTTGACTGTTGTTACAGCCCTCCGGCGCCCCAATGAGATTGTCTCCGATCAGGTCGACGTAATTGTCGAAAAGAGCGGAGGTGCTGATTTTGAGGTTGCTAGACCTACTAACAATGGAGTTTTTGTTCCCGTTCAACGACAAGAATCCGATACCGTTTACGGTGTCATGACCTCCAACACACAAGAACCCACCGGATGGTGCTCCCGGTGTCGCAGCTACAATTGTAGTTGTTATGATGGACGAGTAGCACCAAAGGAGATGTACGGACAACTCCACACCCTTGAAACAGTTAACCTTTTCAAGGAGGCCCCTAATACTATCATTCCAGGGGCAGAGGATGGAATGAACGACGAAGTACGCTTTAACACATTTGGCGAAACCATCGTATCTCTGAAACAACTTTTCCAGCGTTTCCAACTTGCTGGATCTACGACCACTGCACAACCAGTCGCGCGTATTGACCTCTCACAACTTGAGGGATATAATCGCGATACACCTAGAGGCGACGAAGCATTCAGTTATTTTAACTATTTTATGCCGTTGTATGCCTTCTGGCGTGGAAGTATGCGATGTAAAATCATTTACAATGCAGATACTGGTCCTTCTCAACAACTTTATGGAAATGTTGAGTTAGATTATGGTGAAGACGTCATTGATGTTAATTTCCCTTCCGTACGACCCGGCACGACAACCGACTTTCAACCAAGTTACATTCAAGCCATGGCCGTTCCATACTTACCTTTAGAAGGTATGCTCGAAGTACAAACACCCTACTACGCTCGATTTCCGATAGCAGTAACGAATTTTTACCCACGATCAGCTGGCTCTAGGTTTGAAGTCCACTCTAGAATAGTGGCACTTGGTCCAACCCCTAAGACCGTTCTTAGAGGGATTGGAGACGATTTCTCCTGCGGACGCTTAATTGGCGTCCCACCGGTATTTTACGCTGAAACCCCTCCATCGACCAAACAACAACGCGATTTCGTGTCGCACAAGTCTTCTCACGAAGGTCACCTCAAAGGGCTGGCTGGAAGGAGTTCCATTCATGAAGTGAATGATCCCGCTTGTGCGGGCATGAGTGGAACGTAGAAGCTTGC